CGACTGCTACCATGTAACTCTTGACGGTTGCACAGTAGTCCTGTTGATGTGTGAATGCCTTCAGGTTTATCGCCAGAGTTAACAGCATTGCACCACTCAATCAGCTTGCGCCCTGCCTCAGTGCCTTTAGCTACATCGATATTAACTCGAATGTCTTTTAGGTAGTTGCCACCCTCTTTTCGGATATTAACGTTAGAAGCGCCTATATAGTGACTTTCCAATGCCTTGTTAGCAAGCACATTGTCTTGATTAGAGATAGCAACAAACTTGCCGTCTACCTTAGGGTGTCCATTGGTAAACAAGCGCCCCTCCATCGACTTGTAGCCTTTCTCGTTATCTTCAGCAGAATACAAGCCGCCATTCAATACAATCTCATCTTTAAGAAAGTTATGATTTCTAATATAGATAATATCTTTGCCATCTTCCTTGGTCTTATCAATACGGATACGCTCAGCATTGATAACGTTTAATAGGTTAATACGAATATCAGACATTTCATTATACTCACCGTTAGATTTCGGCTTATTATCTGACTTTTCTTCTTTTTCTACAATAGAACGTGACCAACTGTAACCTGGATCACCACCCCACAAGAGCCAAGCTTGCTCTCCTTTTGAGTTGCCCTTTTTCCATGATTCTGATGATTTATCAACCTCATGACGACTAAAAAATGAATACATGCGCTTAACAGTATCGGGGCTTAAATTTTCGCCGTTAGCCAGGTCTCTAGCTCTAGCAATTCCTACGGGGGTCATACCTCGCTTAGAGGGCGGCTTAGTAGCTCTCACTTCTAAAGCCCGTTTAGCTGATTGCTGAGCGCCCTTAGGCGGCTTAAAATCAATGTGCGAATATTTTTGAGGGGCTAAAACCTCAGTAGTTTTTTCTGTTCTTTGAGGATGACCTTTAGGGAGTAGATCGAGATCAGTATTATAAGCTTTTTTTCTTTGCCCTGTACCTACAAGTTTTAGAAAAGCTTTAACTCTGGCTAGCGCCCATTGATCACGACTTGAGACTTGCGGCCGATGGCTAGAAGAAAAGGCGCCCGCCCCTCTTCTAAAGACCGCTTTAAGCATACCTAAGTTAACCTGCTTACTTTTGGCTTTATACTTTTTATTATGCTCGTCTCTATAATTCTCTAAAGTCTTAGTGTTTTTATCTGAGACCTTAATACCGCCTCTAGTACCGCTAGCGCTACCTTTAGGGTTTTTAGAGCTACCCTTAATCCTATCTTTAGGCGGGGCGGGGGTCTGAGCTTGGGTACGCTTAGCCATTGTTAACCCTTCTTCTAATATATTCGGATAAAGCAGAGCCGCCGCTATTTTGAGATAAAGAACGGTCTACAGCTGTTCTTTCGGCCTCTTCGGGTAAATCGCCCGCCCCTACTCTAGCTCTAATTAATCTTTCTAGCTCGTTATCAGGAGTAAGAAGAGAAGACTGTACTAAGAGCGGTAAAGAGGCTAGACTTTCGGCTAATGCGTCTACATCTAAGCCAGTGTGTACTAGGCGGGGTAGCTTAGAAGGGCTAACATCACCATAGTTAAACTTAATTAAACGGCCAATAGTACCCGCTCCTCTTCTGTCTTTACCGCTAACCACGCTCGCCACATAGTCAGCTATATTTAAAGCTGAGCGTCTAAATAAAGACATATGTACTTCGCCTACAGCTCTAGAGCCCGTATCACTACCCACTCTACCTAGCTCTAACATTTGAGCTAAAAAGGCTGTACTGATTTGTTGATCAGCTTCTCTAACTACACTGAGCGCCATATCGGGGTTAAAATTAGAAGCTGTACCGCCGTAAGCTTCAAAAGAGACGGCGGGGCTAGTAACTAAATAAGCGGCCTCATGTGAAGTATACGCCGCCGCTTGGCTCTCAGCCTCATCTACAGCGGCGTTAATATCTTCATCAGTCATACCTAAAGATTCCGCTACAGATCGATCTACTTTAACTACAGGAGTAGGGCTAGTAAACCGCTCGATACCAATCATAAGGAGACTTAAGGCCCGCTGTTTAGATCTATAGTAAAAATGGCAAGGTCTAAAAAAGCCGCCATCGCCAGCGAAATTAGAGCCTGTTTGACCTAAAGTAAGTAAGATCATTTTATTAGCGGGTATTGGGGCGGGGTGTAGACCATTAACGCCCCATTGTTGAACACCGTCTAAAGATTGGTCATCTAAAGAGATAAACTTATAAATACTAGTAGGCTCTCTATCGGCGTAATGATCTAACCATACTTTCATAGATCCGTTTTCATCACGCTCTAGTTTATAAATCTCCTCAGCTACCCTAAAGCCGTTTTTCAAGTACTCAAATAAATAAGCTAGTTGAGACTCCCAACTAAGCGCCATCTGACCTACATAGCCATCTAGACCCCAGCATTCATTAGCATATCGAGCGTACTCTAGACAAGCTTCGCTAGAATCGTCAGCGGCCTCCCATCGCCATTTAGCACTTAATAAAGTTTGTTTAAGGATATTAAAAGACCGTCTGACTACAGGGTCAGTACGGTACATCTCTAAACAGGTCTCAGCCCAGCGGGCGGGGTCTGTAAAAGATGGGTTTTGCTCATAGCCGCTAATATAGCCGCCGTTAAGCTGAGTACCCGTAATACCTCTAGCTAAAAAAGAGGGGTTATGAGCTTCGTAATGTTTAGAAAGACGTCTTTTCATTTTATCCTCTAAGTGTTTGTGTATATTATATAGAATCTAATATAAAAATCATAACACTTTTTTATGATCATGGTAAACCCCCGCCCTTACTCACCTCGGATAAGAGCGGGGGGCTAACACAAACACACTAGTTATTAATATGATAAAACCAAATAAATTACAATCTGATTTACTTAAAGCCTATCTCGATCAAACTATAGTAGCTGTAGTAGCGGGTTGGGGTAGCGGTAAAACTACAGCTATGGCTATGGCTATTATATCTCATGCGATGGCGCATCCTGGCGGGGCTAGCTTATATATAACGGATTCTTCACCCCGTTATAGAACCGTTGTACATCCTAGTCTAACTGAGTGGACTGAGCGGCTGACGGGCGCCGCTTGGGGGTATAACGCTTTAGAAAATAAATGGACGGCCCCCAATGGTCATGTAATATGGTGTAGATCATACTTTAGGCCAGGTACTAGAACCGCTGACCAAAATAGTCTAGAAGGTATAGATTGCGGCTTCGCCTGTATAGATGAAGCTCAGACAATGACTGAGGAAGTTATCCATAAAGCTTTAGGCCGTGTTAGATCGGCTGAGGCTATCGGCCCCCGCTTAATCGTCTGTGGCCTCCCTACTTGGGGCGCCTTTTGGGTTAAGCTAGCTGAGGAGACGGGCGGGGCGGTTATTCGAGCGACCTCTTTTGTAAACCAAGCTAATCTAAGTAAAGAATGGTTTGATATGGCTAAACGTACTCTTCCTACTGATGAGTATGAGGCTATGATTAATAACAAGCCTAAGCCGCCCTCAGGTCTAGCGGTTTCTACTTTTGACCCTACTAGGCATATATTAAGCCAATGGGAGTATAACCCCGATCATTCTAGTTATCTCGCTATAGACTGGGGCTTTAGAAAACCCGCTGTTTTAGTTATTACACATGATGACACTTTAAACGCTGATATTATTCAACTTGAGTTTACGCCTACTGAGATAACTATAAGCGAGCTCGCTAGGCTTCTACTAAAAAAGGTATGGCCTAGGGCCCATATAGATAAAGCGCCTCATAATAACTTTATATGGATAGACGGCGCTAGCGGCGATAAAGCGGGGGCCGCTCGATCTGATCAAACCGCCTTAAGTGCTTTTAGGACTATGGGGCGGGCTGACCCGCCTAACGGGCTAGGTATGCCTATACGGTACACTACAGACCCTATTAGAGTTGACGTACTAAACGGGCTAAGCAGGTTAAGAGACGTATTCGAGCGGGGCCAATTATACTTAACTAAAGATCTATGGGATAGCGGCTTAGCTAGCTCGTCTCATTCTCTAGCCAGGGGGTTAACTACTTACGCTTTAGATAGGAACGGTAAACCACAGAAAAACGATTTAGAGCACTGTATAGACGCCCTTAGATACCATGTTATTAACTGGCACTGGCGAGACCGCCCTATTAGCGCCCCCCGTGTAAATGTACAGAAGAAAAGAGATAGGTCTTTAAAGAGCGGCGGGGCTAAGCGATATTTTTAGGCAAAAAAAAAGCCCGTATTAAATACGAGCTGTTAGAGGTTAAGAGTTGAGAGTTGAGAAATTATTTTTTAGGAGTTCTTTTTTTCCATAAAGCGCTTAGCGAATCGAGCTTTAGCATATGCTAGCTTTTCTGGCGATACGTGAATTTTTCGGGGGTTGTTTTTTCTTTGAAGACGAAACTCAGCATTTTTAGCCGCTGTCTCAGGAGAAATACCTTTAGTCTCAGTGTATCCTTTTTTTGATAATTCAGTATAAGCGCCGTTTTGTGCCATTTTAAAAACGAGTGTAGTTTTTCCTGATGTATTCATTTTTTTAACCCTTTTGTTTAGTGTGTGCTTGTGGTCAACCGCTGACCATGTTTAAGTTATACCTTTTTCTTTTTACTTTTGTCAAATATTTTTTTACAAAAAGTAAAATAAAGTTAGATAAGGTAGCTAAACACACTAAAACATTAAGGATTTGTTTTAGAATAAAGTTAACTGACCTCCTGTTTTAACCTCTTTAGCTTTTGGCGCTTCATACGTTAAAGGAGTGTTAACCCAGTGTTCTATACGGGCTCTAGCTATTTCAAAGTACTCAGCCTCCCTCTCTATACCGATAAAGTTAAACCCTTCTAGCCCCGCCGCTATACCTGTCGAGCCGCTACCCATAAACGGGTCTAAGACTGTACCTTGCGGCGGCGTAATTAGTTTACACAAATACCTCATAAGCTCGATAGGTTTAACCGTTGGATGTACGTTAGCCCGCTCGCCATCTCCTATTAACCCCGCCTCCCTTTCTTCTTTTGAGGCTTTAGGAGAGTAAAAGTAGCGGGCCCAAGGCTGATTAAAGCTATCGTCTAAAATTACGTTAGCGGGCCAGCGGCCCTCTTTACTGCCTATTATATGTGTTTTTTTTTCTGCACTCCAAATACCCGCTACATGATTAACCCTAGTTAGATCTTCATCCGTCTCAATCCTACAGCCATCTATATTAATAGCGCCTACCCCGTACTTTAAAACATTCTCAGCTACAGTACCCTCTATAGGTTTTCTACAAAGTATAGCAGGTTCAAAAGCGGGCTTTAAGGCTGTACCATAGCCCGCCCAGTCATCTTTTAGATTATGGGATTTAGGGAACCCGTTAGAGTATAGCCACTGTATACAGT